ATAAGCTTCGGCAAAGACCTCGTTGTCGGGAAACTTGTCTCCCAGATCCTCAATCTTGATTCGGCTGGCTCTATCCCCCATTGCCTTGTGGATTTCAGCCAGTTTCCGTTTACCGCCGAAGTAGGCCAACGCACCCCAGGGAGCTTTCTTGACCCCATTGCGGATCGCCCAAGAAAAGAAGTTGCCGTACTCGTGCAAGCCCAGCACATAACCCGTCGAACGCATATCCAACGGGTTTGACGCAAAAGTTGCCGAGAGCATAAGCGTGTTGAATGTCTTGCTCTGGATGAGCATCTTCCCGTTAAGGCTGTTTGCCCCCTTGCACTTGTGGACTTCGTCCCAGATTAAAAGAGTGTCCTTCGGCAACTTGTCCGACCACACCCACATTCCGTTTTTAAAAGCCCCAAACCCAGTCTTCCCCGTCCGCAACTTTTCGTAGTTGTGGATGAAGAGTGGCTTTACTTTTGCGGTCTTCAGCCAGTTCTTCCAGGCTGGTATGACAGCTTTCGGGCAGATTACCCCGACGGGTTGGCCTAGCTGTTTCGCAATCCATACCGCCTTTGCCGTCTTGCCAGTCCCCGTGTCGCTCCAGTCTGCGGCCACACGATGCTGGTTCAGACTTTCCAGCAAGGTCTCGGCAGACGGCTTCTGCCATTCGTATAACTCAACGCTCATTCAGTCTTGTTTCCGTACTCCAGCAAAAGCAAAGCGTCTGCCGTGGCCAGAGTCACATCCAATGACGGGAACAGACTTTGCGCCCTTTGCTTAAGTTTGTTTTTCCACTTGGTCTTGTCACCCTCGCTTTTGCCAAGGCTCAAATATCCCTGCCATTTTTGCGGCCTTACCAAAACGACCCTTGCGCCGATTGTGGTCAGAACACCCAAGATGAATCCGAAATTTCGTCCAAAAGTGAACATGGCCGATCCCGGCTGTGGTCTTCCGATGTATCCACCCACCTCCTCCACGATCACTGTCGGGTGATCCAGATGGTAATAAACCTCTTTTAATTTGTTGGCTATGTCCGTCTCGGTCTGTGGCATTGGTATGGCTCTCGCACCATACGCCATTTTCCAAGCTATTCCCCCCGATTTGCCGGGATCTATCGCCATTAATTCTTTTGTTATCGTCACTAGATGTTTCTCCTTTTGTTTGGGTTGACCCCCACATGTTGCGTTTGGATGTACATACTGGATTAATCTAGGCAAGACAATTCTTCGGTTATGGTTGACTTGTCCCGAATGGCTTTAAGGTTGTCCTATGCCTGTTTATTACCCAGAAAACAACTATCCCTTGCCAGGTGACGAGGAATCAAGATCCTTACATAAGATAAATAGCCTACTCTATAATGGGATTAGTCTTTCGGCCACTAATAGCGGAATCCCAACTGACGCTTTTGGGAGACTTCGGGCTGGACTTCCGTTTACCCTTTTCGAATCAAGCCACCGCTACCAAGACAATGCGTTGTGGAATACCTCTACCGCTACGGGTGGTTCGACGAGCTTCAACACAAACCAAGGCTTAGTCGACCTCGCTGTTTCGTCATCCTCCGGATCACAAGTCCTTCGTGAAACAACCAAAGTTTTCTCCTACCAACCTGGGAAATCCCTTTTAGTTCTCAACACTTTTGTCCTTGCCCCAGCAAAAACCAATTTGCGACAACGTGTAGGTTACTTTGGCACAGACAACGGAATCTTTTTGGAACTGGATGGGACAACCTTAAGTTTTGTCGAACGTAGTTTGGCCACAGGCACGACAACCACCGTCAATAAATCCGACTGGAATGGCGACAAACTCGACGGTCTTGGTGCTTCTGGTTTCACCCTCGACATCACAAAAGCCCAGATTATGTGGATGGATATTGAGTGGCTCGGTCTCGGCACTGTTCGGTGTGGCTTCGTGATCAATGGCCAATTCGTAACCTGTCATTCGTTCCACCACGCAAATTTGATTTCCTCCACCTACATCACCACAGCCAGCCTCCCCCTACGCTACGAAATTACAAATACTGGCACGACCAGTGGCTCAAGCACATTAAAACAAGTCTGTTCCACGGTCATTTCAGAAGGTGGCTACCAACTCTTTGGCGCACAGAAAGCGGCCAACACAGTTGTGACAACTCCTTATAATATGACTGTGGCCGGTACTTATTACCCAATTGTTTCTATCCGCTTAAAGTCCACAAGACTCGACTCCATCGCAATCTTGACCGCTTTGTCTGTCCTCCCCGCAACTACTGGTAATTATAATTGGCGCGTTATGGCTGGTGGCACAACTTCTGGAGGAACTTGGGCAGATCCGGGCTCGGATAGTTCTATGGAATATAATATTACTGGCTCCAGCTTTTCTGGTGGTAGGATTTTGGCCAGCGGGTTTGTCAGCCAATCCAACCAATCAAATCCGTCGGTGGATATCCTAAAAGAAGCTTTGTTTAGGTTTCAGCTGGAACGTAATAGCTTTACCTCGACTCCCTATGAGTTGACAATCACGGTTGCGGCTCAAACCGTTGGCGGTGGTGGTTCAAACATATTTGGGTCGATGGATTGGGAAGAAATCAGCCGTTAACTAAATCTTGCCCCAAGCTAATCGTTTTGTTACAGTCTTTGCTCCATCGTGAGCCAAGGATTTGAGAGATATGGCCGAGTATGGCCAGCCGGGACAACCGATGTCACAATTGAACTTGTGGCCTTTCGTGACAACTATGGCCCAGAGCGTGGTGGCTTTGGCAAGTACGGCCATTTTCGTAGGGTGATTGAATTGCTTTGGCCATACGACAAGAAGAACAAGAACGGATTCCAATGGAATCCTTGGGCAGAGAAGATTTTTGAGGAAGCCTGCAAGTGGAATTACCTAGGCATTTCTGGCCCAAAGTCCTCCAGCAAGACCCACTGCATCGGGTTATGGGGATTGGTGAATTGGTTGTGCGATCCGTTTAACACTCTTGTGCTGGTCACCACGACATCCGTTCGTGAAGCCAGAAAACGTATGTGGGGAGTCATCCGTGAGCGTCATTTACAGATTCCGGGACTCCCAGGTCGCATCGTCGACTCGATGGGGAAACTGATTTTGGACGAGGCTGGCAGTGATCGCTCGTCCATCACCCTTATCCCGTCCGCCAAGGACAAGGAGAAGGAAGCCACTGAAAAGCTGATCGGGCTCAAGAACAAGCGGGTGTTTCTTTTGGTCGACGAGGCTACGGACGTTTCCCCCGCAATCTTTGAGGCGATCCACAACTTGGACTCCAACCCATTCTTTCAGTGCATCGCCCTTGGGAACTTTGCTTCGTCCTACGATCCGTTCGGCCAATTCATCACGCCCAAGAACACCTGGAACAGCGTCAATGCCGAGTTGGACGGGTGGGAAACTTCCCGTGGATATTGCATCCATCTCGACGGCGAGAAGACACCCAATCTGGACGCCGACGATCAATGGCCGTTCCTTTTGACATCCCGCCAGCTTCGTGAGGCCAAGGAGTATCAAGGAGAAAATTCGCTCTCTTACTGGCGATTTATCCGATCTTTTCCCGCTCCCGTTGGTGCCGAACAAAACATCTACTCGGAAGCCGATATCCGAAAGTTCGATGGAGAAGCCTTACCTCTTTGGCAAACCCAACCGATCAAGGTGGCCGGGTTTGATCCTGCCTTCACAAACGGAGGAGACCGCTCCGTCCTCTATGTCGGTGCCTTTGGCAGGAGCAGTCTTGATCTCCCGACTGTCTCCTTCAACAAAGCTTATGTGATCCGTGAGGACGCCACCAAAGCCAACGAGCCTCGGAACTTCCAAATTGCCAGACAGGTTCGGGAGATCTGCGAGAAGGAGGGGGTCCGTCCAGAACATCTGGCAGTTGACGCCACGGGCGCAGGCGATCCGTTCTGCGACATCTTGAGCGAGACTTGGAGTTCTAAGGTACTTCGGGTCAAGTTTGGGGAAAAGCCGACCGAACTCCCCATCAGCGTGATGTCCCCCGTCAAGGCCAACGAGAAGTTTGCCAATAGGGTCACGGAGCTTTGGTATGTCGGGGTGGAGTATCTGCGTGGGAACCAGATCCGTGGTATTACCCCAGAACTGGCTCGTGAGTTGTGCGCTAGGAAGTACAGCACCCTATCTGGAGGTCGTCTGGTAGTGGAGCCCAAGCGGGATATGAAGTCCAGAATGGGCAAATCACCCGACTTGGCAGATGCCGCCCTCCTCCTGCTCGATCTCTGCCGTCAGAGGCTGGGAGCCGTGGCTGGCGGAAGAAGGGCTGGCGAGCGTGGCAAGGATTGGCTCAAGATGGCTAGGAAGCTGGATGTCAGTTCCTTGGACGACCGACAAGTCCTAGGTGTCTCTTGACTAACAATATTCGGTGTTAGAGTAAGGGACACGTGTCAATCGAACTCGAATCACTTTCAGAGTCCGGCAAACCGCCACGGACAAGAATCAAAGATGTAAAGTCGGCTCACGCCATTTACATGGCAATGCGTCAATCTGACGACGCTTCCTCCATTGATCGCCAGAAAGTCCAGTCAATGCTCGATGGCGAGCCACCCTACTCCTCACAGCAACTCAAAGCCCTCGGTCAAGGATATCGGGCTAACCTTAACTTCGGCGAGGCAGCCGCGGCTCTTGAGACCTCGCTTTCAGCCTACTCCGATCTGGTCAATTCCGTTGACAAACTAGCCACGGTCAAAACCTCCTTTGGCGACGCCTCGCAAAGGGTGGAGTGGGAAAATATCATTGCCGAGGAGTTTCACCGCACGATCACTGATTGGGACGAGTTCTTCTACAAACAGCAGATGCTTGCCCACCAGTTTGTGGCCTATGGCGTGGGCTTGTCCTTCTTCGAGGATAACCGCAACTGGCAGTGGAATGTCTGCGGTCTGCGGGA